AACTCCACCAAATTTTATATGATAATACTCATTAAATAATCCTGGATATTGATCGTGGCTATGTGTTTGAAGACTGTGAACTTTATTCTGATCAGTTAGTCCCAATCTAGACTTATCTTGTGCATGTGTTTTTGGTTCACAAATAAAATCCATCCACAATGGAATTATAGCACCTTTAGTATACAAACCATTTAGTCCAGTGCACTTCTTTAGTGTTGGTGTTTGTATTGTGATGCCACTTTCTCTATCAATAATTGGGATAGATGGTTCCATCTTTTTAATTGTTTCTGGATAGTATCGAACAGCCTTACGAATTGTATACAACTCATATGCTGCTCTACTGTGTGTGAAACAATCAACAGTTATCGTACTCTTTTTAAAATTGAATATCATTTAGTTTCTGCTTGTTCGAATAGAATATCATCCAATGCCTTTGCAGCATCCCATTCTTCGCCAATCCATCCACGCCATAGAGTAACTACTACATCATCACCATCCCAGCGACTCCATGTTTTACCATCCCAATTACAATATTGTGGATATGGCCAAGCATCAGTTTGAACTTCGTAGCGACCAATATGAACAGGATTTACTGATGCATTGAACCAATCAGTACGTTCTAATTCAGAAAGACGTTCTTCTTCTTGTTCTTCTTCGTAACGCTCAACTTCATCCATTAAGCCACCAAAATCAATTAGATCTTCTGGAAGATCTTCAATTGAATCACGATCTGTAATATCATAGTCACAGTATTCATCACATCCATCTTCATACTTACCAATGAACCCCATTCCAGGTTCATGATATAGTGCACGAACATCCCATCCTTCTCCGAAAAGAAATTCGTAAAGTGTAATTGGAGGAGCCCATGCAGAATCAAAATGCATTACGATAGTATTATCATCTTCTCGTTCCCAATCTTGCATGGAAACATCCCACTTTGTACCCCAGTTTTCGACTGACCAACCATAGTCCCATGCACCTGCTGGGTTGGGACGCAGATGATTCAATGGCTCAGATTTTTCTTTTTGAAGTTCTTCTTCGAAGGCATCAATTTTAGTTTTATCAGTGTGTGATAAAGTTACTGTGTTGTAGCACCAATTAGGCATAATATATCTCCATTCTATAAAGGTAATTTCGGAAACTCGGAAAACTCAACAACTTTAATCCCACACTTTTCATATCTATCAGACGCTTCCTGTATTGTCTTAGCAGTTTTCTTTCCAGAGGTTTTCAACTTTAAATCTTCTGCATGAGTGACAATAGTTGCTTTGTTATACTTTAACAAATAATTTTTAACAGCCTGAACGCTCTTGAATTCTTTCTGCATTACTTTAGACTTTAAGATTCCAAGAGGATATTCATGCTCAACTGTAAACATTCTTCGTTTACAATTACTTTCATATCCTTTTCTTCTTTGCCTAACAGTTCTGGCAAGACTACCATCTTTGTTATAAATCTTTGCATTCCAAAATAACTCAAGTGCTGTTTGACTCCACCAAACACCTTTGCTTAAAACATACTCACTTGTATGAGTTACACTCGGCACATCACAACTTAAAGCATCAGAACAAAGACGTGCGTCGATATCTATCGCTTTCTTTTTAGATGTTATTGAGATGTCAATAAATTGTATGTCATATATTCTTTTGGCAAAACAATTAAGAATTTCATTAACTTCAGGTCTCATTTAACTTCGCTTTTATTCTCTTGGTTAACTCAAATGCATCAGGCATGCCTTCTGCTTCCATTACGTCATCATAGAATTCATCTTTTGCTTCTTGAATCATGACAGCGACTCTCATACAATCATCGGCAGACATACTATTCAATAACATCGTAAATTCATCATCCTTTAACGACATCAAAAACAATAGAAAATCTCTATCCTCGGGTTTAAGATGTTGCACTTTCTTTGACTTTCTTAGGGAGTGGAGGAATAAATCCAGCGTCACTGACTAATTTCCTAGTAATTTTAGGATACAATTTATGTAAAGTCTGGTCTTTAGCTGCAATGATAATGCTGGCTTCTTCTTTCTTCAATCCTTCGATAAAAGAAATAAATAAACTCTCACGCTTTAGTGGTGTAAGATCTGCACGGCAGAAGATATAAAGTTTCTTCATCTCACTGAACAAATTCGTTGGTGTCATACCCAATGGTTCATCGGCAGGTTTGTATGGTGGTTCACCTTCAGGAAGAATCATTTTCTTTTCTGGAAGAAATGCATACTCGAAAAGAATCCTTAATGGAACATCATCTTTATAGGTTTCAATTACCTTAGGATTATCTTGAATCTCCTGAAGGATCTGTACAATATATTTTCTCATTTAAAAGTCCTCAATCTCATCTAACAAAAGTCGGCAACGATGTTCCATGAGGTAGTTCATGATCGACATTTTGTCACCAGTAGGTTTATTACTTAGGTACTCTGCGATAATGTCAGATTTAATCTGCTCTGGAATAAACTTGAAGTCAACCAGAGTGGAATTCCTATGCCAGTTACGACGTTCTTCGTCGTTCTTACATGCAATAAATCCATTATCAAAAAATTCTTGTAGTCGTTTTGCACTGACTGGTTTTTGTCTATCGCCAGAAGAGAATACATCGTCTTTGCTTAGGATATTTGGAACACCATCGCCAGCATCACCCTTAACGATGTGTTCGATTTTATACTCGATGATTTCTCGCTGAGATGCAGTAATGTATTTCTTCTGCATTGGCGACCATTGCTTCACAGTAGGATATAACTGTAACTGTTTGAAGTCTTTGTCAGAAGAAAGAATAAGAATCTTTTGTGGATCCTCAACCAATCCCTCTTGGACTAGCTGATTGTTTTGAGCCCACTCTGTGAGTACTGCAATGATGTCATCTGCTTCGCACCGATCTAGATGCATTACACGATACGGAAAGTGCTGTGCGATATCCTGACGCATCTCATTGAGTGTATCAAAGATCAAGTGCCAATCTAAGTCAGATGCTTCACGTGTTTTCTTTCTACCATCTTTATAGTATTGAAAGAATTCCCTGCGCCAGTACTTACGACCATCACAACATACAATGACTTCTCCATATTCTTTACCATACTTTTTCTTGTACGATTTGATTGTGGATAGTGTTACGTGACGAATGAGATTCTTAATCTCACTCTCTGTACCTTTCAACTCACGTTGAAAAGTTAAGATAGCACTAAGGGCAACCTGCGAATAATCAATTAATATCATTTCTTTCTCACTTTATCTGCAGAATATTTACCAACTTCTGGGTTATCAATATATTTACCACCACCATTTGGATCTTGCACCCATTGTTTATCATCAATTCTAGTCAAGAATATAGCATTACAATATCTTCCATCACCACTATACTTTGGCATGTTGGCATCAGACTCTAATTTTGCTACTTCGTGCCATGTGTTGGATGTAATCAATACAATCCTATTTGGTTTAATTTCAATAGTGGCTTTCTTTTCTTGAGTATAAGAACTCAAAATTATTTCGCCACCCTTAAACTTCTTAGGTTCGGTATGAAAGTAACTTAACATTGTATAGAATGACGCATCACAATGCGCACCATAGTAATCTGCATTCTGGTAGTAAGAAAGAAGATGAGATCGATGATTACAATAAAATAAAGTTTTATATAATTCATTGTGAGACATCAATCCATTATGAAATTCTTTTGAATTCATCTGATGTACTGATGAAGAAATTAATGCTGAGTGTCTCCAGTTATTGAAAACAGATTCTAAAAACACTCCACTTTTGGAAGCCAATGCACCATACTCATTCTCTGCAGTATCGAGTTGTCTCTCTCCAACTAATACACTTTCTTTAGTCAACCATTTTAACTCAGTCATAATTTCTTTAAGTTGATTTTCATTAAAGAAATTATCGATGACGACAGCATTGATACCTTCATCAATATATGTAAAATCCATTAAAATGCTCCGAGAAGAATACACTCTTCATTGATGCGACCATTTGGTACAGTCGGTTTTGTTGTTATTGTTTTCATTGCACCATTCAATGCACGCTTGCCCATCGCAAGTCCTTTAAAGAATTCTTCTGGCTTACGTAACATAAGTGTCTTGGAATTCTTGACATCAAAGCCAAGGATCGTAGTTCCTTTAACAGAAAGTGTTCCACCCTCTGCTTTGTATACAGTAACCTTACGATACTTAGTATTATACACCCAAAGTTCATTTGAGGTAAGTATATCTTCTGGCTTGCAAGACTTGAGTTTTAATTCAACAAACTCACGCATGAATTTCATACGTGCCACAACCTTGGATGGTGGTGGTGCTTTGCGTTTACGTGGAGACCTATTCGCTTTAGCAGTCTGAACTTGTTGTTGGCAGTCAGCTATAATGCCACGCAAAAACTCAGCATACTTCTTCAATTCTTTTTTCGTTAAGAATGAATATCCTTCAACAAGTTGATCGTCTTCTCCTGCAATTGCGTCTTCGATTTCTTGAAGTTGTGGTACATAGAATTCTCCAATTCGTTTTGCAACTGGTGCTGATACTTCATTTGAAAGTAGATAATTCTTTGCCGAGAACTGCGTTGTCTTCGTCGTGATAAAGTCATCTATTGCTCCATCGAATTCTGCTGCATGTTTACGTGCTAATTCTTCCATTCGGTCTTGTATAGAAACGACTGGAGTTGAAACAACTTCTGCTTTTTTAACTTCTTTGATTAGTTTGTACTTGCGAACCAATTCTGATGCTGTGTCAGAAATAAAATTCTGGTGCTTTTCGCTAAGTGGTTGATCACGTGATGCAAGACGACAGACTACTCCAAGAGATCTGACTTCAAAATCAGTGGCACGATTGATTGCAATGACTTCAGCTTTTTGTCCAGCCTTGGCAAAGTATTCAAGTGCACTCTTACGACGTTTCTTCTCGTCAAAGTTTACATTGTACCAGCCAAGTGCATGGTTAAGATCTGAATTATAATTTTCTTCTGTGAGCACTGGCTCATCAACGATCTTGTTGAGGATCGCATTGTTCTTCGCTCTTCGTTTTGCGGCATTTGCATTCATAGGTTTGGAACCTCCATAATAAGTATTTATTATACCTCAAAGCACGATTAGTGTCAAACAATAACCCTCAACAGTGTAGGGTTATTTCTTAAACGAAACCCCAGTTGATCCACCCACTACTCCAGCTAGGATTAGGGCTGCAAGCCACGTATCGAATCCCATTGGAATGTTGAGAATCGGGAACAATGTGTTCAGTGACCAGATTGTTGCAAGTGGTGCAAGAATAATAAGAACGAGAACGAAACCAAGCCACACAAAAATACT